GCGTTTTCGGAACGCCAGTATTTGTGCGAGACAATGCACTGATATATCGTATTTGGTATATATGTACTTTATGATTACGCATTAATTATTACATTTGTTTATACATACTATATTTTTATTTGTTTATGTTCATATTATTTATGCAATATTATATTATATGAAATATATAAATATAAACAAATTATTTACTGGATCGTCCATATATATGTATTATTAGTAAACTATTTCAATTTTTATTATACTTGGTATAATTATAATAATGAGCAACAATAATACTTATAAATTGAAATATTATAAATATAAAAATAAATATAATACATTAAAACAGCAACAAGGAGGTGTTCTAACGCACACATCAACTCATGATGTATACTCATCTCATGATGGTATAGCAACATGTCAAGTACCTATATCCGATGCACCAATTGCCGAAGGAAAATATGGTGTGGTGTATAAGTGTGGTGACGATGTTGTAAAAACATATAAGTATGATGAACAAAACCATGGTGAACTACCAGAGAAGTATGCCGAACGCGTAAGTCGCGAAAAAAAAATGGCTATCCATAATTGCCATAAAGAATACAAGATAATGGAATTACTGATCGGTGTACCTGGCGTTGTGCAAGTTCATGGACACGATTGCGACGATGCACATTCGATGCTAATAGAATCTTATGAGGGTAATCAATTTACATATTTTTTAACACTACATAGCCGCATCCGAACATCAATAGCACCATATATAAAAGCATTTGGATTAGAACTTGCGCATGTGATCTATTATGTCAATGCCACCTACGATATTTCACATTGTGATCTCAAATTAGCGAATATTTTAGTAAAACATCTTGAATATAATTTAGAACATTTCTTGTCGGGAAAAATAACGGATTTTGGATTATCGTGTCAATCAAGAGATCAGTACGTTATATTAAATTCAGATCCAGATATATTAGATACTGATATTCCGAAATATGACTTTCAACATATACCACATGTTCAGAAATATTCAAACACCTTACTGCACTCGTCATTCGAGTGTAAGTCAATTTTCGAAATTTTTGCTATTTTCAATAAAGATCCTCAAAATCCTGGTGAATCGATTGCATTGAGAAAAAAATACGATTTGAGACCTATGTTGGCAATTGCCGATGCCGAACCATTAATTGGTCAGATGATTCAACTCGCACTTCGTATTCGTCCAAAATTCAATGGTGGTAGCTATCTACGCTTATATGATACCGTTATACAAACAAACGCCGATATGGTAGAAAAGTTGAAACAAGAACTTCGATCGAAATCGTTCGATATACAAAATGGAATTATTTGTTTAAAAACGGAATCAGATAAAAAACTTACTGATTATGAATCAATAGATTATTTCAATAATAATGATCAATTAGCATTTTTGGAACAATCATATGCAATTGCCCAAGAAATGGCTGGTGGCAAAATAACGAAATTACCTATACGTGAAGTAGCTGATTTAGAAGGATCATTACGACAAATGCGAGACGCATTACAGATACTTAACAAACAACCATGTCCATTTATAAAAATCACAGAAGATGATGCCGGCGATATCCGTATACCGGTACAACATGTTACACATATACCACCTGAACAAATTAGAAGAGATGTGTACGAACGTAAGATAAATCCTCCGCAACAAGTATCAAAGGAACCTCCGCAACAAGTATCAATGGCACTTCCGCAACAAGTATCAACGTAACCTCCGCAACAAGTATCAACGGCAACAGTATTGTAATATAGTTGTGCATTATTAATAAATTAATAATGCACAATAACTTAATCACATTCGTTAATAACTTCAAGAAGTTGTTTGCGTGACATATCATGATACTTTTTATAGTATTTTAAATAACGCGTGTCGTTAATAGTTTCATCGCTATTTACTTTGTTAAATAGTTTAACGATTTCCTTAAATTCCTTTAATGGTATTTCGTCTGTACATATGTCTTTGCATTTGTGTTTGTCTGGATATTTAGCACATACTATCCACTTGTCGACAGAGCTATCAAGTAAATAAGATTTATGTAAAATAAGTATGTGCGCATTTTTATTATACTTGGTATAATTATAATAATGAGCAACAATAATACTTATAAATTGAAATATTATAAATATAAAACTAAATATAACACATTAAAACAGCAACAAGGAGGTATTGTTAAAAAAATGGAAAAACATACTTTATATCTATCGCATGATCGCACTGCATCATGCTCAGTGAAAAAATACGATCCATTCATCGGTACAGGGGCATATAGTATTGTGAAACAGGGTATTGGAAATATTGTTGAAGATTGTATTGTAAAACAATACACGTATGACAAAACATACGCTGACAAAGAACGCGACGCAGAAATTAATTGTAATAATGAGTACATGTTAATGAAATCACTGGTTGGTGTGCCTGGTGTTGTACAAGTCCAAGGACAAGATTGCATGGACGATATAAAAATAATGTTAGAAGAATATGGGGGTAAATCATTTACATGTTTTAATAGGCTACCACCTGTCGACCAAGAATCGATGCGCCCATATGCAAAAACAATGTTGTCAGAAATATTATGCGTATTACGTTTAATACATACTATTTATCATATTATACATCGTGATATTAAATTAGAAAATATTTTATGGAACAATGTTCGACATAATTCAGAAACATATAATACGTTTAAAATAACTGATTTCGGATTGTCGTCTAAATACAGAGACGATAAAGTTATTTTGAAAACAGATCCAGACATACATGATGGTGATATTCCAGTAGATGAATTTGACGATATACCATATGTTAAAAAATATACGAACGGTGCTGTACACACGTCGTATCCGTGTATATCATGGATATCTCTTTTTAAAAAAGATGCTATATTATCACGCGAGTTAAGAAACAAATTTGATTGTAGACCTATATTGGAAATGGCTGATATAGAACCATGTATCGGTCAAGGAATTCATATTATATCAGGTATCATTCCAACAAATAACAATGGTAGCTATCTTGAATTATACGATCTGGAAACGCGAATTAATGCTCATCAGAGAATGATAAATGCATTACAAGATGAACTTCAGTGGCGATCATTCGATATAAAAGATGGAATAATTTGTCTAAAAACAGAACCAGGCAGACAACTTTCTAATTATGCATCAATAGATTATCCCCATAATAATGAGCAATTGGATTTTTTAGAAAAATCATATGCAATTGCCCAAAAAATGGCCGGCGGCCGAATAACGACATTACCTATGAGTACTGTATATGATTTTGAAGAGTCATTGCAACAAATGCGAGACGCATTATCGATATTTGATCGACAACCTCGTCCATTTGTGAAAATCCCGGAAGAGTTAGCAACCGCTACCAAAATACCGATACAAGATGTTGCACATATACCCCCTGAACAAATTATAAGGGATGTATACGATCGCCATGCACCAGTTGTTCCGAGTCAACCCGCATCTGTCGCGGTACCTGTATCTCATAGTACAACAGTACATGAGCGACCCGAATCTACACCGTTACATAGTACCACAGTACATGAGCGACCCGAATCTACACCGTCTCATAGTACCCCCGTACATACGTAACCAATTGCAATAAAACTACAATCACGCGATACAAGTATATTATAATCTATTGTGTATTATTAATTTGTTTTTTTTTATATTATAAATTATTAATCATTCATATATGTATTATTAATAAACAATTTTAATTTTTATTATAATTGGTATAATTATAATAATGAGTGAAAATAATACTTATAAATTAAAATATTATAAATATAAAAATAAATATAATACATTAAAACAGCAACAAGGAGGTATTTTAACACACACTCCTACTCATGATGTATACACATCTCATGATAGTAAATCACATTGCGATGTAAACATACAAGACATGTCGAGCGAAGAAGGAGGATATGGTATTGTGTATAAGTGTGAAAATGGACGCGTTGTAAAAAATTTTAAATATGACCACGATGATGAAGATTCGAAATATACAGCTAGGTGTGATTGTTTACATGAATATAACATAATGCGATTACTAAAGGACGCGATAGGTGTTGCGCAAATTATAGGACATGACTGTTATGATGATGCGCATAAATTTCTTATAGAATACGACGGTGGTTCATCATTTACACATTTCACCACGCTATCTAATGAACAATTTTTATTGGTGCGCGAATACATAAAAACAGCAGTATCAGAATTATTACGTATATTGTGGTCAATCCATTATATTTATAATATTATACATGGTGATACAAAATTTGCCAATATATTATTTAGGGGGGTGCGAAATAATTCGAAAACATACGGTGCTTTAAAAATAGCTGATTTTGGATTATCTTCAAAATACCGCAACAATACAGTTGTATTCGATACTGATCCAGATAAAACACATCGCGATATCAAAAGATGTGAATTTAATAACATTCCATATGTCGTAAAATATGGAAACACGGGAACACATACGTCAATAGAGTGTATTCCCCCGACGTCCATTTTCGAAAAAGATGCGATATTATCGTATGACATAAGGAGACAATCTGATTGTAGGCATATATATGCAGTTGGTGATATATATCCAACAATAGCACAGTCTGTTCATATTGTATTACGTATCAATACAAGACGTGTCGGCGGTGAATATATTGACTTATACAATCCGGCAACAGTCACAGAAGAAGATGAAGACATGAAAAAAAAATTAAAAGATGAAATACGGTATCGACAGTTTGATATAAAAGATGGATTGGTATGTCTAAAAACAGAGCCTGGTAAACGACTTTATAATTATGATGCAGTATATTCACACAGACCGCATGAGCACGTATCTTTTTTGGAACAAGCACATAAACTTATCAATGAAATGGCTGGTGGTAAAATAACGAGTCTACCAATAAAACATGTACATGACCAAGAAAAAGCGTTCGGTAAAATGCAAGAAATAGTATCGGTATTTAATCAACCTCCGCGACCGTTTATACAAATATCGGAACATACATTAAACGAGATAGGAATACAAATACACGATGTTGCACACATACCCGATGACCAAATTGTAACGGATACATACGATTATATGACACGCGTACCAATTATTCCCGACCAATATGTATCAAAAACCCCACCACGTAAGCAACAATCCCAACAAACACAATATGTTACACAAACACCACAGCCAGCAAAACCGGCAACAACCGTATTGTAATATAGTTGTGTATTATTAACAAATTAATAATGCACAATAACTTAATCACATTCGTTAATAACTTCAATAAGTTGTTTGCGTGACATATCATGATACTTTTTATAGTATTTTAAATAACGCGTGTCGTTAATAGTTTCATCGCTATTTACTTTGTTAAATAGTTTAACGGTTTCCTTAAATTCCTTTAATGGTATTTCGTCTGTACATATGTCTTTGCATTTGTGTTTGTCTGGATATTTAGCACATAGTATAGTGCGCAAGTAATCTTCTTTTGTAAAATGTGTTGTTGTATCATTTACGGTTTCATTATTTATTTCTGCGGTTGGTTGTTGTTGTTGGGTTATTGATATGTTATTAACTGTTTCTAATGCATATTGTAGTAACTGCTCTGTGTTAGCGTAATGTTGCTGGAAAATACTTTTAGTTTCGTTTAGTTTGTCTATTTGATCGACAATGGATTGTTGGTCGGATATTGAGGGGAGTTGGATTATAATATTATATAATGATGCTTTATTTAAATTACCAATACCAATCTGCCCACATGCGTATTTTGCTATGTTGCCGTGTTTTAAATAATTATATAAATATGCATTTGTTGTTTTATTACATGTATCAAAAAACATAATAGCTTCATTACAATATAAATCACATCCCGCATACGCGACTTTTCCGACACTTAATTTAAACGACATCATTACTGATCCTTTTTTTACTAATTTGACAGAACTATTTTTAACACCCGTATCGGTAATTTTTTTTACAGACGTACTAATAATGCAATCATTTAACTCAGATACGGATACCCATATATGTGTCCCATTTTCCCAATAGTTCAATTTTTTAGTATCTGGTGTACCACCAATATTAAACGTAACCAACTCCCCTAACTTAACCTCTTTGTACTTTATATCTTTCATAGCTCGTTTGAATTCTATTTTAGTTCGCATATCACATCCTTTAAAAACCGAATATGCATCCAATTTGTTTTTAACAATAAACATAAGCTCGTTGAATTCGTCATAATCTTTGTTTATAAGCAATTTAAACACATTTGTAGAACCAATGTTCTTAACAAAATCTTCTATTTTTAATTCATGTTCTTCAAACTTTTCATTAAGGAATTCAACAATTTCCTTTTGGTGGTCTATTGGGAGTACGGGGATTTTGTATTGTTCGAAAGATGCTTTTGATAAATTTTTCAATCCGTTACCAGTGTATAATTTATACAGTGTATTAAATGTTAATTTTAGAAAGTAATATGCATATGCTAACATGAGTTGTTTTTCATCACCAACACACATTACAAAATTATGATCAGTACAACTAAAATACCTATCAATATGTACAGATCCATTACCACCCGAACCAACTATTATCATCATTTCTTTATAATCGCAAGTACCACTCTTTTTAACAACATTACTTGACGTGTAAAAGTTATAATACCCGGTCTTATCCGATTCGCTCGCCTTTCGTTTTGATTTAGCCGACAACGTAACAACATCCTTTAACGGAACCCATATATCGCCCGTAAATTCTTCTTCAACAACATCATTATTAACTTTATCTAAATCATATTTTAAAGACCAATTATTACTTTTTATTTCATCAATACTTGCCGACTTATCCGCTACATCACTAACAACCAATTCACTAGACTTATTACTAATGTCTTTAAAGTACCCAACATATATATCAACATTCTTTGTCGATCCCCCCGTTTTTATAAATATAATGGCCGTTGCAAAATTAGTGTATGAAAATATACCGGTTGGCAATAACACTATTTTATAAAGGTCGAAATTCTCTAATATATATTTCCTGAATTTGCATTCCCATCCATTTTTACCACCATTATTCAAAAATCCTCTATCAACAACTATACCACAATGCCCATTATTCTTTTTAAGTGAGTTAATTATATGCAACACAAATTGCGCAGTACTATTTTTAATTATTTTTTTGGATGTTATTAAGCATTTCCAGTAATCAATATATTTAGGTGCATATGAATAATCTTGCTTAATGCTCATACCAAACGGCGGATTTGTTGCTATTTTATCAAACATGTGCAAATATGGTTCACAGTTCTGCCCAAAATCCAACGAATCTTGTTCATGTATATTTTCAACAGGTACATTATGTAGCAACATATTAATCATAAGTGATTTTGTTAACTCTGGATCACATTCATTAGCGTACATATTTTTTTTAAATTCTAAATAATGTTCCTTAGTATCATTGTGATAAACATATGATGTAGCTGTATGTATAAATCCACCAGATCCAGCACAAGGGTCGTAAAATAGATCTGTATAAATAGGTTTTAATTCATTCATTATAAAATTTTTTATAGACGGCGGTGTAAAGTGCTGACCAACTATTTTTTTATCGGCAGCGTCTTCCTTAAACTGCTCAAACGCTGACCCGAACATATCATAATTATGATGCGACCATTTAATATCCTTTAACTTATCGTGTATAATAGCAAAGCAATCTTGTATAGATTCCATTGCACGGCTATTGAAAGAGTATGCAGACGATTTGTGTGTCATACAGCTAAGGTACTTTCTAAAAAAATCATTTCTTAGCAAACATCGAATAACACAATCTTCTCGGCTTACATTATATACTGTATTCCATAGTGTGTATGTATTCCTATCAGATATAGTGGGTTGTCGTTTATCATGCTCATATGCTTCTTTACTTGCGTAATTTTTGTATAAATAACTAAATTTACAGTACTCGGGCAGATCATGTTTAATAACGTGTTTTTCCATAAAGAAGAACAATAAGTAATTATTAATTTCATTTAATGCAGACATACCGGTTAATTTAATGCCTTTCGCATCCCTTACTTTGTTGTGCAACGTCCACAAGAAAGAAAGCCATTCCGATTTGTCCATTTAAATATTGATATGAATGTTAATTAATAGTGATATATATTACTATTAATTAAGCACTTATAATTTCAAATTTCTAGTACTTTTTATTATTGCCAAATACAATATAATGTATCATATGTTTGATTTCAATATCTTTGCTATAAATGTATCCAATATAGCTAGTTACATATGCCATTACTATCGCGAGTATTTCTGCTGTATGGCATGTTGCGCAACATAACATTATAACGTGTCCGATTGGAAATATAAATGTTATAAATATTACATATTTATAATGTCGTGTACATGGAATATTAATAAGTATGTTAAATATTATACTTATAACAATCGATGCAATTGCTAATATAATATTATATGCATTATTGTAAAACAGCTGAATAATTACTATTAATATAATGTAAATAGTTGCAATAGTTGATATTATAAATGAGCAATTAAACATAAAACATAATACAATGTATGTTATTATTGAATTAATAACAAATATAGTACATACGAACATATGTTCATTATATATTACTTTATAACCAGCAATACCAGTACATATACAACCAATAATTACACATATTAGTTGAAGTATAATAAATTTATTTAGTTCAGCAAATTTATCATTATTGCATATTTTTTTTATTCTATTAAATATGTTTACATATTCTGGAATTTGCTCAACATAATTTTGATCAATCATCATGTAATTTAGTATATCCAAACAACTTGCTAATCGACCAATTAGAAATCTTTTCATTTTTTTTTAAACATTTTTTAATATTACTATCGCTCATTTCAACATAATATCGTATGTTTTTATTTTCAATATATTTTTGCTCGAATTTATCAACATTGAAATAAACATACTCGTTACATTTATATAATATATTACGACACATATCTTTTTTATCAATATCGTTGACAATGTACTGTGCGAATAACAATGCTATATTTTGAGTCAAATTAAGTATTGTATTAATATCCATATTATCTATGTTAATATATACTTCATACAACATTGTACTTAGATGGTTAATTATGGTTACAGAATCTTTTTTGAAGAGCTGTTTTAAAGTATCGTTGATACGTTGTGCCATTTGCAAGCCTTGCTATATAATACATTAATATATAACATTTTATTAAGTTATGATAGATTTATTAAATCAATTTTTCGAATTAATTTATTAAATACTAACACTCCGTATCAGCCGACATATATATGTTGTTTAACTCATCTTCGATAGTTGTAAAACCTTCTTTTTTAAAGAATTCTTTTGGGTTCTTTGGTAATTTATTATTGTATTTACACAACTGATAATATTCTTGTTTACGTACATTACCAATTGCATTATATATAGCTAATTTACTGTTATATAACATCGTTGTATCAATCCCCAACAAATCATACCAAGTAGTTTTATCGAATATGTGTTTATATTCATTATAAAGGTCAATTGGTATCATATATTTATCTTTAGTTTCTTTGGATATATTATTAAACGCGCGCCAAAAATCCAGACAATTAATATCAAACACATCTAATTGCTTAAGAGTTTCTATTATTTTTTTAAATACGGTATCATGTGGCATTTTAAATTTGCAATCTATTTCCGTTTTTATTAACTGTTTTAATATATTCCAATCAATTGTTTTTGTTAGCAATTGTATTTTTAGCTTAATATCGTGTTTAACATTGTCATCAACTTTAATGTATATTGTTTCAGTCTTTTCATCAATAACAGTTTTACTAGCAATTTGCAAAACGCTTTCATAATGTTCTTTATAATCTTCCGATAACTCTGTTAAATTAAGTAATTTTTGATAATACGCAACAACTTTACCAACTGTAAACAGCTCAACTGATTGAGTGTTATCAGTAATAAATGTATCAATTAAGTATGCTCTAGTTTTTTTACCTGCATTATCAGGTCTCATTATACGCCCACCAGTTTGCATACTAACCAACGTACTACGTTTTCTAACACCGTCTAAAAACATACCACAATCCGTATTGAGTATATCGCATCCTTCTCGACATTTATTAACACATATTAAAATAGCATTTCTCTTTTTGCTATAAAACTCATCTAAATTTATATTGAATGTGTTTACAAGCTGTTTATCAATAGATGATGTACAATAAACGTCATATTTATGTCCATATATATTTTTGAAGAACTTGTAATACTCAAGCATGTTATTTATTGTTCTACACCACAATATGAATTTTTTGTATGGTAAGTATTGCTGTATTTCTGTAAATAGCTTTTGTACAATGTATTTATTATTATACCCAATCTGATTATTTTTTGTTTTATTAATCTCAACATATTTGCACGTGAACGGGAGCACTATATTATCCGTTATAGCCATCATTAAATCATAGTGTGATATTATGTTTAATTTTTTATTAGGTGTTTTAATATCATTATCGGAACTAAATATATCAACTAATTTGCTATCTGCCTTATCGCGCAATGGGGTTGCCGAAAATCCAATAATATTTATTTTATGGTTATATTTAATGGATTTTAATAACTTATAAAACAAATTACCGGAAACGCAATGACATTCATCTAATTCCATTAGTACAACATTAGACCAGTTAATTTGATTTTTTTTATTAAGCGATTGTAAATAATCATTATTAATAACTAATATGGTTGGTTTATGTTTATTTATCGTTAGTGTATTAGGCTTGTTATTAATGCAATCAACAATGCTAAACAAATTTATATCAATAATATTATGTTTTTTCCAAAATATTATTTTATCTCTATCTAAAACGGTACCATCGAAAAACATTTTTTTAAGAACTTCTTGTCGATCGCATGCAATAATATAAATAACTCCTTTGCGATGAGTTAGTGTTTTATAATGCTCATGTATTATCGACAACATTATGTACGTCTTGCCACTGCCCATAATATGATGGTGTAAACCAGATTGATAATTGTTTATGATTGTGTTATTAATAGCATCGGTTTGATGTAACCGCCATTTGAAGTTACTTATATTATCTTCAATAGTATCATTGATTTCATTTTCAGTATCGGTATCATCCGAAAATGGTATCTGCTCAATATCGGCATCAACAAATGATTTATTAATTGCATTACGATTATTATACGATAAGTTATTAATTAATTCAGATTGTTCGGTAACATACGTATCAAAAATATAATTAATTGTAAATGTATACCCGCGGTATCCATATTTAATATCATATGTATGTTTAATATCATATATGCTTTTATTGTTATCAACGGTGCGTATTAATGCTTTACATAACATATTATAGAATTTTATATCTCTGTTGCGATTGTTATCAATTTCTTTAATGAGATCATCAGTTATTTCAAACGAATCTTTTAATAATTGTATTTGATCAACGCATTTATGTTCGTCAATAACGTCTTTATAAATGTCTATTAAATTCGCGATTTGTTTTTCAATATGTTTGATTAATCTCTTTTTATCAAATGTCATAATAACAGAATGTCTTTTAATAATAATAATAATATAAATTACTTGACAATATCAATAAATATCAATTTTTGATGCAAGATATAGAAACGTTAAGAAAATTGGTTAATAAAATAAATATAGATCCAGATAATCTATATAAAAATTTAACAAAAACATTTGAGAAAGAATATGTTGATATGGTTATGTACGAAGAGATATGTTATGTTAATAATAATGTAAAAGATAAGCGCAGTGAACAAACAAAGTTTAGAAACGATTTAGTAAATAAATATAAAAATTGTGTAATAACCGGGAATGGCGAATTATTATGCGACGCATGTCATATAGTTCCATATTATGTATCGAATGATAACAATATTTACAACGGATTATTAATGGATACGTCGATACATAGATTATTTGACTTATATTTAATATCAATAGATCCAAATACAATGCGCGTATCAATTAGCGATAAATTGGACAAATCTATGTATGGCAATGTATGGAGATATAATAACGCAAAAATAAATATAGATCGACGCTCGACGCAATATCTAAAAATTCATTATAATATATTTATATCTTAATGAGTTTATAAGTATTGCGTTGCGATACGTTCGGCGTTGTAACACTGTTCGTGTGATATATGTACAACAGTTTGTTCGTCGGTATATACAATATTATTAATACGTCCGCATAACTTACCGCAGTATGTACATGTGCTATGTATTTCTCTGTATTTGAGTTTACCTAAGCATGCAAATGTGTATTGTGGCATGTTAGTGTCCGGCATCCACCCGCTGTGTGTGAATAAGTTGGATTGCGTTTGGTGCATCGATGTCAAGCAATCGGGGCATACAAATACAAATGTAGTTGAGCATACGTTAGCATAGTTATCCGTATGTGCTGTACAATATGCACACTTACCAGCGACATATTTGGGTATTTCAATTCCATGTAACAAAACCAATGTAACATTTCCATGTCCATCTATATTATTTCGCGATGCCATTCTCGGTGGTTATTCGTTAAAATGAATTAATAAGTTAATTATACAATATATTGTGTTTATGTATTCAATTTTATATGCTAATATAATAAAAATTGAAACTATGTGTTATTTGTGTTGTTATATTATGTATATTAATTCATTTTAAATAATCTAAGCAATGCGACGTTATAAACAGTATGACTGTACTGAGTCGGCAAGTCCATGGTCGATTTCAGAAGGTATATTATACACAAACGTTAAATTAATGAAGTTTGATAAAATGGATATGGTGATATATGGTGCGATAGAGGGTATGTTATGTAATACCATTCAATACGTAGGTGTCCCCGATTCTGAATATGAGTACCATTACTATATTGGAGATGCTTTACCAATACATTTATATAAAGGTATGTCAATTGAAACATTATCGGAAATAATGATTCAAGTAATTGAATTATTAACAGACGTGGACGATATTAGCTTATTTAAGAATATATCGAAGCATGGTATATTTATATGTAGAGACGGCGTTAGCTTGATTCCATCATGTTTTGTCAATCCATCAAGTGATATATTTAATGTAAATATATTGCCACCAGAAACCATTGCGAAATGCAATAATGCGGACGATATTATGGTAAATAGCATAATGTGGCGAGTTGCCGCTATAGCATATATGTATATGTACCCAGACGAGGAATTTTCGCTGATGGTTCGATCATGTAGCAGTGCGTTTGCCGCACTTGTCCAATTGTTCGACATGTTCGGTATTCCATCGATAGACACGGTAATGACATATGACGAACAATTCGCCAAGATGTGTTGTAATCAAACATACAGAGTACAACCACGAAAAAAATGTGACAATAGCGTGCTACAATTAATATTCGACAAATCATTATTAGTTGACCCTATACAGCGATTAGAACCTTTAGATCTACTATACGATATCTGCAAAACCCCTGGATCAATGCGATATATAGTCATATGGACAGTTGATTCACATAATAAGTTCCCAGATGAATGTCAACATGAAATTAAAACGATATGTTTAATGAATTCAAGGCGTTTATTGATAGATGATGAATTGTTGTTCTGCATATTTGGTTATACATATGCGTTTTCAAATCGAATGTAAGTTTAAGAATATTATGTTATAATATTCTTAAAATGAAAATAACAATGTTGTTAAAAAATTGATATGCCGAAATATATATACTTTTTATAATATTATGCAATTCATTTTAACGAATTCAAATTACACATGGGGAATACTATATCTACGTGTGTAGGACGACCGGACGCGGTCGAGCAAGATAAGCAAGTTGTAACAGTCGAGCCAGTCAATTATGAAGAGATTGTTGACCAGTTCATGAGCGGTATGTACACATGCATGCATTGTGGCACCAATTTCAATAAGCGATGTACTGATTGCATACTAGCTCGCATTAACCGTCGCTATGTAGGTAAGAATATATATGTTGATTTGGCATATTGTGACGTGATTGGAGACATTTCCAACCGTCTTAATGTCGGTGGAAACCAATACATGAACGTCTCAGAAATGCGTTCTATAGAATATCTTGACAGTGACGATCCGAACACGCATTTCACAAGGCAATGCATAATTGGTATGTTAGCACGCAATAAAATATCGTCACCATATGATATTGTATTACTGTTTAACGTAAATACATATGATGTGTGTTGTATAGTACCACCACCGCCAGACGAGCACGTTGAACCAGATGCGCCAGACGAGCACGTTGAACCAGATGCGCCAGACGAGCACGTTGAACCAGATGCGCCAGACAAGTACGAATATACGGAATTTGTTGATGCGTTTATATGTGGTAAACATATATGCAGACGTTGTAACAGCAATTTACATATACCATTCAACGGTCGTAAAATATGCCGTGTATGCAAAGTGCGTTTTATGACCTTTCGCGATATTGGAACACGTAGATATATCGATGCACACCATCATACAATATATGGAGAGTATGATACATTTGTCGACAATGGTAGTCAATATATTGACGTTACTGATATGCATATGCTATGCTATCTTATGTTGGCTGATCTGGCCATTCTAAATACCATACGCCGCAAAATCATCGATATGTTAGATTACCATGAAATATGGTCTCCCGAAGTTTTATTACTGTTTAATCCACATACAAGTGCTGTATGTGGCATTGCATACACCCCTCCGATCATTACTGATATCGAATTTTCCGATGAAGATAGCGACGGTGATGATGATACGAAATACGACAACCAATATCGTAACGAACAATGGCGTGATTATCATGCCAAGCTAAGTGCGTATGATAACTGTTTATACAGATATGAAAATGGATTTGGACGATGTATGGATTACGAGTGTTTATGCCGGCAATATGAGGAAAATCCAGAATATATTCAGAAACATGACGAATTATTGAATAGACGCATGTGCACCACGTGTTCATATCGCAAACGTAAATCAACGATAGCGTGCCCGCGTTGCGCGCTAGCATCACAGCCATAATGTCCGATTATGTGAATTTATATAAGATATAAATTCACATAATCAATTAATCTATTTCTTCAACAGATTGTCCTTTTGACAACTGTTCTGCAAACTGTTGCATATACGGCGTTTATTGATATGTGATGATCGTTTGTTCTACATATTTGGTTATACATATGCGTTTTTCAAATCGAATGTAAGTTTAAGAATATTATGTTATAATATTCTTAAATAACAATGTTGTTAAAAAATTGATATATAGAAATATATGTGTACATTTCGTGATATTATGTAATTCATTTTAACTAATTCAAATTACACATGGCGGATACTATATCTATGTGTGTAGAACTATCGGATGCGGACGAGCAAGATATGCAAGTTGTACCAGATGAACAAGTTGAGCCGGTTGATACGCAAGTTGAGCCGGTTGATACGCAAGTTGAGCCGGTTGATACGCAAGTTGTACCAGATGATCAAGTTGCGCCAGATGAGCAAGTTGAGCCGGTTGATACGCAAGTTGTACCAGATAAGCAATTCGATTATGCAGATATGTTGGTACAGTTCATGAGATGTAAGTACATATGCGAGTATTGCCGCAACGATTTAAATAAACGATGTACTGCTTGCATACTGGCTCGTATTCCCCGCCACCATGTCGGCAATCGTATATATGTTGATTTGGCATATTGTAAATTGCTTGGAAACATGTCCGCATATATTAATATCGGTATCAAAAAATATGTGGACGTATCCAATATGGTGTCGATAGAATATCTTAACTTATCCCACCCCGACGCAATTGGCATATTGATCATACTAAAAGATATATTAGAACACCATACAATATCGACACCATTCGATATTTTATTAATGTGTGACGTAAATTCACATGATGTGTGTTGCATAGTACCCATACAGCCAGACATACCGGCTGAGCCGAACGCGACAGACATGCATGCTGAGCCAGACATACAAGCTGAGCCGAACGCGCAATTCGATCCGAACGAGCAAGTTGATCCGAACGAGCAAGTTGATCCGGATGCACTAAACATGCAAGGTATGTCGGGCTTACCGGACGTGCACGTTGGGCCGAACTTGTCAGCTGAGAATGTATATACTAATTTGGTTAATGGGTTAATGAATTTTGAACCTATATGCAAACGTTGTGAGTGCTATTTACATGGACCATTATTCGATTATAAATATGGGGAATATAAATTATGCGATATGTGCGACATACGTTTTATGAGGTTTGCCGATATTAAAACACGTAGATGTATCAATGTCGATAAGTGTACAATATATGGAGATTATAATACATTTGCTCACAAACATAATACATATATTGACGTTACCGATATGCATATTATAAGATATCTTATTATGGCTAATCAGGACATTATACATACCGTATACAAAAAATTCGTCGATATGTTAGCGCATTATGATATATGGTCCCACAAAGTTTTATTAATGTTTAATCCACATACAAGTGCGGTTTGTTGCATTGCATTCACCCCTCCAATAACGATCCTTTCTGATACCGATCCATCCGATGTAGAAAGCAGTGGTGATGATGAAGATACGAAATACGACAAACAATGTCGTAAAGATATATGGCATGATCATCATGAAAAGCTATGTGCGCATACCAGCTGTATATGCAAATATAAACAGGGATATGGACGATGTATGGATATCGCGTGTTTATGCATGAAATATATACCCGATCCAAAATATATGCAGAAACGGGAAGACTCATTTAATCGACTCAGATGCACCAAGTGTTCATATCGCAAACGTAACAAAAAGATGGATTGCTTGATGTGCGCGATGGCATCCAAATCATAATGTCAGATTATGTGAATTTATATAAAATATAAATTCACATAATCAATTAATCTATTTCTTCAACTGATGGTCCTTTTGACAACTGTTCTGCAAACTGTTGCATATCCGGCATTTGCGACGGTGCATTTTGCATATCCGGCATTTGCGGCGGTGCATTTTGCATTAGTTCTTTAGTTTGATCGCTAAATTCTTGCATTTTCGATTTATATTCTTCTGTACTTGCTTCTTGATTATCCGATATCCATTTGGTATGTTCATCAACAATGTTTTTTAGTCGTTCTTTATCTATTTTTATACTATCATCATTATTATCCGCCATTGATTTCATACTGTAAACCGTGTTTTCATATTCATTTTTGGCGGATAACCTAATTCTAACTTCTTCATCGTCTTTCGTGAACTTTTCAGCATCTTTGATCATTTTATCTATATCTTCCTTTGATAGTCTTTCATGTTCATTTGTTATTGTTATTTTTTCTGTTTTTCCTGATGACTTTTCGACAGCGGATACATTAAGTATGCCATTAGCATCAATGTCATATGTAATTTCTATTTGGGGTGCTCCTCGGGGAGCTGGTGGAAATCCACAAAGATCAAATTTACCAAGTAAATGATTATCTTTAGTAAGCGGGCGTTCTCCTTCAAATACCCTAATTGTAGCCTGTTGTTGATTATCCATAGATGTCGAAAACGTGTCGCTTTTTTTAGTTGGTATTGTTGTACCTCGTTTAATTAACGGTGTCATAACGTTACCCCCCGTCTCAACCCCGAGTGTTAATGGCGTGACATCTAATAATAACAAATCTTTAGTTTTTGCACTCTCACCACCTGTTAATACAAAAGCTTGTATAGACGCACCGTAAGCAACGGCTTCATCTGGATTTATTGAATTATTTAAAGATTTGCCACCAAAAAAGTTAGATATTAGCTGTTGTATTTTAGGTATTCTTGTCGAACCTCCGACGAGCACGATTTCATGAATTTGTGTTTTATCTAGCTTAGAATCTGTTATAACTATTTCAATTGGTTTTATTGTATTGATAAATAAATCATTACATAATTCTTCAAACCTGGCGCGTGTAATGGTCATATAAAAATCAATTCCCTCGAATAAAGCATCTATTTCGATGACTGCCTGTGTGGCTGATGATAATGTTCGTTTAGCACGTTCACATGCTGTTTGTAATCGGCGCATTGCTCGATTGTTACTAGATATGTCTTTTTTATGCTTTCTTTTAAACTCTGATGCAAAGTGATGTACTAATCTATTATCGAAATCTTCACCACCTAAGTGTGTATCCCCACTAGTAGCTTTTACTTCAAAAATACCACCATCAATAGTTAATAATGATACATCAAATGTACCGCCTCCCAAATCATAAATCAATATATTTTTCTCGTCTTGTACATCCTGTTTATCTAATCCATATGCCATTGCCGCCGCAGTTGGTTCATTGATAATTCTTAATACGTCTAACCCAGCTATTATTCCCGCATCTTTTGTTGATTGTCTCTGTGCATCGTTAAAATAAGCTGGGACGGTAACGACTGCTTTTGTAACTTTTTTACCCAAATATGCTTCTGCTGTTTCTTTCATTTTGATTAGTAACATGGATGATATTTCCTCGGGTGTAAATTTATGGTTAGTTCCTTTATACTCAATTGATATAATAGGCTTATTATTATCATTAATAACCCCAAATGACCACAATTTAATATCATTTTGTACGGTTTGATCACTGTATTTTCTACCAATTAATCGCTTCGCATCATAAACCGTATTTTCTGGATTTAACGCGCATTGATTTTTAGCACCATCGCCGATAATACGCTCAGTATCTGTAAAAGCGACGTATGATGGTGTTGTGCGATTACCTTGATCATTTGCAATAATTGTAACTCTTTCGTTTTCCCATACACCAACACATGAGTACGTCGTGCCCAAATCAATACCAATAGCGAATTCGTACTCGTCCATTATTAATTGTATATTTGTATACGTTGTATTTACTTAAGTAATTTTATGAAAATTGAATATATATATATTATGTGCAATATTGTGCATATTAACAATTCATATTAAGTACGACTCTATCAACCAATGACCGATATACAATCTAGACAATTGTTAGTTATAAATGGGAAATATACTGTCCCGACAATTGGTACAATGAAAAGTATAAAATACAAGGGCGAACACATAATTATGGGTGTGAACCGAACATACACAGACTATACATATACAATTAATAATTGTACACCATTATCATTGTATTGTAAGAATGCGACAGATTCCGATTTAATAAACATTGTGATCGAAATACTATATCAGCTTATAAATTTACCCGATGAGTACGCATATACCGCGCGGTTTATATGTAGCCATCATTTATTTGTTGACGATAATCGCAAAGTGAGTGGTCTATGTTACACATGCACGAAATGTATGAACCGACCACCAATAATACGTGATATGGCTAAATGGTTAGACGATAAATCAATAAACGCATCGCGAAAAATAGCAATGTGGAAAGTATGTGAATTTATAATGGTATTGTTAATAGATAGATCGTGGCAAGTGCCATGGTATGCTAACGTATCTGTTGCGCATTTGTATAATTTGAACGCATGTGATATATTTGGTACCATATGGAATCGATTCATAATCACTGGTGGATATGAACTAAAAAGTACTCCAACTAATGACGAATCATATATATTGTGGGTACCAAATGCTTCTATTCGACACATGTTTAATAAAATGATGCAAATATCGCAAACGAATAATGTTGAATATTCAGAAATGCTAATTGATTTATGCAACTGCATCGAATCTACCAATAAAATAATCATATGGACTGAAGATAATCACATGCGATTTCTAGACAAATATAGATCAGTTGTAATACTAATGCATTTAATTGACATACGTTTACGGCTAATGTGTAAAGACACATTACATTGGTTACTAGGATATCATTTGTGGCAACTGGTTGAAAAATAAACATAGCATAAATTATACATGTGTATACTTTATCCTAATTTAAGTAGCATTAATTAATTTATTAGCATCATTATAATATTTAACATATCCATTAAAATTACCAAATGCATAATATAAGGTACTGTACTTTAGCATGGTTTTTACATTACCTTTTGATATGGCCATTTCATAGTATTCATGTGCGATTGTATATTTTTTTTGTATTTCATACATGCGTCCTAAATTATGCAGTGCATATTTATTATCATTCAATAAAAAAGCTTTTTCGAAATATGATATTGCGTCATCAAGTTTACCTTGTTTATATTTCAAAACACCTAAATTATTTAGTGCTGGTGAAAAATTATTATTCTCAATTTTAGCTAAAAATTGTTCAGCTAATGTATAATGACCAAGTCGCATATTAATCAATGATAGCATATTTGTAACAAATGTTTCTTTTTTATTAATCGATCGTAAATAGTACCTTGCTGATTCATGATACTGTTTTGATTTGTAATACATATAACCAATCTTAATACATATGTTATCATTATCACCAAATGTGTGGTAATATGTAATATAATAATACAATGCTGTTGAATAATCACATTTTTTTTCATATACTCGACCAATTTGCATTAATAGATTAGCTTTGTCGAGATCACTTAATATATCACGGTATCCAGTATATAAATAATCTATGTATGTCGTATTCGAGTACTTGTGTTCGTATATATATAATAACATTTGTATACACTCTTTCATATGCTTTCGATATTGTATCGAGTAATTATAATATTCAACAGCACATTCAAAATCATCCATTAATACGCTTATATTCGCTATGTCGAAATATGCGTTTGTCATGTTATATTGCAAGCTTAATTTGTAGTGATATATTGCATTTTTATAGTTACCTAATTTTCTGTACACATTCCCAGCATTATAGTATGATGGCATGTAATTAAATTTAATTGCTTGACTAAAACAATGTAGAGCATATTTAACTGATTTATTGGCATTATATATACATCCGAGTCGGTTAGCCGATTTACCACAATTATTAGACATCCCCCTGTTGAAATAATATTTAGCAAATTCAATATTATTATTTCTGTAAAAATACATACCAGCTTTGTAATAACATTTATGATTATTTAGCTTATCCGCTGTACTAAAATATAATATGGCATTACCTGTATCTTTAATGTTATTATAAAACTCAGCAAGTGCCATATTTTTAATGCATTTGTCATTTATTTTAGTATAGTTACATATAGCGTCATTACGCAAATCTTGTTTCTCGTGTATTAATCCTAATAAATAATGTTTATTATCTTTGTTAGTTATATTATCAACATATTTATCTGCTAAATAAAATTGTTTAGTATATATACATGCTTTTATTAAATTGTAATATAATAATTCAACATCAATATCTACACTATCTTCACTATTAACCACATCGAGTATATTGTTAATATGCTCAATTATTTCTAAATATTTATTTAATTTTATACATACATCGATAATATCAAATATTATGACTATGTTTTTGTAAAGCACTAACAAGAACGATCGATATGCGTTTTTATACTGACGCATTGTCATGTATAATTTACCAATTAGTCGATGCGAATTAACAGTATTTTTCATTTTTCCATAAAACGCAATGGCGTCCATATATCGATTTATTTTTTCATAACAATATCCAATTTGTTCACAATATGAAAATTCTCCTTTTGAATATAATTCTTTATAATATTGTATCGCCGTCGAATAATTACCCATTTTAATACATACATCGCATATTTTATACACAGCAACATTATTCCCAAAATTATGAGAATTTTTATAATGATTTAGCGCAACTGATAATTTATTGTGTCTGGTAAACAATTCACCTAATTCGTATTCATGTATTCCTTTATCGACGTTGCTACACATTTTTGTATTATTTACTATCATTTTGTAAGGATTAAATAATATATGTTAATTAATACCATATAATATTAATAAAACAATTTTTACGGAATACAATACATATTATGTGAATGACATACACATATGAACGTTGCAATCGTTACGATAATATCCGTACTTAAATGTTCATGCAGTATATTATGTAATTCTACAAATATATTATTTCTTATAAATTTGCATATTTTACGATGTTCATTGAAACACCAATTATTGCGCCCAAAATAGTTTACTTTGGTTGGATAACTGAACTTATGTAATATATTATAATATCGGTGTATTAAAAGATCATCTGCACCACTACCAATATTATTTACGTTGAACGTTAAGGTTGTGTTATGTTCCATTAGCTCCGAGCTTAGATATTGCGGATATTCTTCCAAAAACTCCCATGTTATATTCGGGTTAATTGATAATCCGTCAGCACTCCATTCATATTGTTGATTATTTATTATAATATCTGTCGTAATATTTGGATTAGCTGATAAATCAACCATATCAATTGGAAGTGATTTATTACTAATTATATGTTTCCATGTTAAGTTAGTTGATGTGCTGTAATCGTACTTTCCAATTAAACCATCCTTAATTAATTTTATAAATACGTCATCGGGATATACAACACCCGTATATATGCATTTCGAATGATTCCAATATAATTGTGGATTATTTACAATATCATAATATGTTAAGTTTATATTATCACACATGTCCTTAATAAATTGGTTATTGAACATATTTAACGCCTTGATTTCATATATTGGTAAACGTATTGCTAATGAAGTACCTATCCACCTCAAATATTTGGTTTGTAATACACTGTCCGATGTAATACCACTATTTAATGCCAAACTAAACATGTCCCAATTTAAGTGTACGTTATTTAAAAATATAGAATCGTTAATACACGGGCTACTGGACAATTTATCAATATCGAAAGGAAGTCGCCCATGTATAACATCGTTCCATGTGATAGACGGGTTAAGTAGCAAACTATTATAATCCCAATCACATTGTCTGTTATTTTCAACGATATCTAGCGATATATTCGCATTTTTAGATAATTTTTTAAAATCCCATTCCAAATGTGGATTATTAATAACTGTATCCCACGTTATATTATCACTCGATGATAACGCATGCATGTTTAAATACTCATACGGTAAATTGTTAACATGATTAATCCATCTCTCGTGATATCTTTTTTTATAATACTGTATCATGGTTATTTAGTATTTTATGCGAATTAATTGATATTAATATTATCGATATCAATTAATTCCAATGTCAATTTTTATCAAACAAATTCGATTAAATTATCGTTTATAATGAGCGTAAACTCATAATACAGCATAATGAATCGACATCGATTTTACAGCGTTTCTGATTTCGAATGCAAGTCTACCACATAAAAATCGTCACTATAAATAAATGACAGGTTGTTCATCCAATTTCTCAGGCATACCTACAACTTTTCGGCAAAAAATATGGTCTTTTTTATAGGACTGTCCATTAAATATTTGTCGAATTACAATGCAATATAATGCATATACAACAGTATATTTAAACAAACCCTATAACTGCGAATAGGAAGCATCAATACTTCGTATTGATGCTCCGCAAGCGTGTGGATTTTTCTCCATTTATTGACATGCGTAACGGCAATTAATAGTTGTTATATATTTACTGGATCGTTCCCTATATACAGAATAATAGTTTTCAATATACTTGATTGTGCTCAATTAATCAACATGTTTCATGTAAAGACAATGAGCTGGATAATGCATGATTAGTTTGATGCAACGGTAATGATTGTTATTTAAAAATGTGTTCGCAATCAATTGGAAATACCAGTAAGTATTGACAATTATATATAGGGCCGATCCAGTAAATAATTCGTATATATGTTATTCACATAACATATATACGAATTATTTACTGGATCGGCCCTATATATTTTTTATTCATTTAACTAAACGTTCTTTGTACTACAAAACATCCATACATACTAATCGTGTTACGTATTGTTTTTCTAAATGATATGTTTATTGGTAATGTTAGATAATCGTCTCTGTTTTTATCAACATACACATAATCTGTAACAATATGATATTTAAAGTTCGAATCATCAATAAATTTTGTTTTAGTTTCATATACATCAGTTGATGTCGCGCGTGTTGTTATGTTATCTATGTATGTATTTGTTGACGTTACTAGTATAACACTAATTGTTACGGTTTTATTATCGTTGTTTGGATTATGTTGATCATGTTTGTTGATATATGGGAAATGTAAATCATGTTCTTGTATTTTGAAATCAAAACCGATTGCGCTATGATATCGTCTAGATGATATGATATTATAAATATTATTTATTCCAAATCCTTCGATGTTAATATTAGTTGACATATCGTTGATTGTTTCATATACGCCACCCCCAGGACTATATGTACCGTATGAATATGTTCTCATATTGAATATTGTCTTATTATTTTGATCATTTATCCGATATGCGTCATAAAATAAAATATTCCTATTAATTTCCAAGTTGTACACGTAATTGTCAAACGACCAGTTAATGCAATTGAAATTGTCTTTACTTACGATAATCGCAGTGCGTGTATAATTTTGATCTTCGCTATCATAACATTTAATTATGTAATGATTATCTACAGTTTCATCGTTGGTAAATTGAATCGACATATTATTCATCAAGTTATCGTGTTCGTTAAACATTTTTAATTTGAATGTATCCAAATTTATATTTGGAACAATTGCGAATCTCAATCGATTATGTGTGTTAAAAGTGCCATTCCAATCATAGTTATATAATTGATTCATAATGTATGTGGAAAGACTTTCTTCTGTATCTGCGTCGTCGCTGTATTGATTTCGATCAATATTGACATTGAAATGCTGTTGCCAAGGCATATTGTACAACATCCTCTTAAAAATAACGGATTGAAACGCAACATCAACACCATTGTCACTACCAATCGAGCTTACGTTAATGGTAATATCATTAAATGATGAATAATTATCCATGTTTGGATCGTAGTTAAAATCAGTATCTATATTCACATATGCATTGTTATTAATAATTGGTAATATTTCAGTTTGAAACAGTTCCCGGTTTTCACCCAAAACAATTATGTGTCCATTTATGGCGTCGCCATATACAATATGCGTATCGGTAGGTATAACAGATAGATTATTGTTATGTATATGTAATTTTGCTCTATCAGTTACTTCAGTTGTATCGTATTTCATAGATATTGTAGCACCATTAATAACAGCATCAGTTACCGTTGGATTAATTTGTATATCGTAACTACCGATTAATAACCTATCGACATTTGTTGTTTCGTCCACAAAACTAAATTCTAGTTTGCGAATATCATTAATTAAAACAGATATCGTATCACCACCACTTGTAAATATTAGGGCGTGTTCATTGCCGGTGGTTGGTATGTATGAAAAATCTTCGTCATATGATAATGTTTTAGTAACCTCTGTACCAGAATCGTTATATAGCACTATGCATTTTTCGGTCTTTGGTAAAATAAATTCACTTATCGTAATTTCTGGAGACTTGATCTCGTATTTTTCGGCTAATCCCGGTAATATGTCTCGCAGAAATATTATATTGTCCACTTGTGATACTTGTCGTTCTTCAACCACAGAATTGCATATTAATTTCAATACGCCTCCCATTACTTGCGAATATGGTGTATATGTATTAATAAATGTTGGTGTGATATTAAACATTTCATTTATTGTTGCATTATATTCAAATTCATGGAGATCCATATTATCGATAACGATATCGCTTTTTAAATATGATGTTGTGATCGAATCTATATCGTGTATGTTACACAAGTAGTTATCGTTGATGTTAAATAACAATCTAATTTTACCAACAGTTGATTGCAACGCCATTCGTACGGGATTATATACAACCGATCCTGGATATGACACTTGAATCATAACTAACCCAGCAGTATCTAAAACTATTGATGTTTCATTTGTCGTATCTCCATTGTAGGTTGTTAAGAAATTAATAGGTTTATCTGTAATAGGTAATCCATATTTATCAATAAGTGACACATGATCGGTAATATTAAGAGTTACACCCAATTCATGATGTACATCGGGTAATGTATTTACGATTGTCGGTTCAATGCTATTAATTGACATCAGCGATTTCGCAATCGATCCGCTAACATTTGCGTATACTCGGTATATTGATGGGAATAGTGTATCTGTTTCATTTAGTTGTTTATTTACCCCATTTACATAATCATATACATAAAAATTTGGGTCGCTATATGCGCTCGTTGTTTGCATGCCGTCATCGATATCCATATCAAAATATTCATGTGTCCCAGTATTGCCATGTGTGATAATATTAACATCCGCGTTAGTCAACGATAATCGACTTTGAAAATTAATATAATACATCCTTTCGTTAAATGATACGTCGGCATTAGGTAATTGTTTATTTAATATCAATTGATCACCTAGTAATTTTATAGTGTATATATCGCTTTCGTATCCGTACAAATACATATACAATTTACTATGATCATTCATTACATAAATCGTCGTTGGTATATCATCTGAATATATTAGCTCTCCGCTTTTTAATTTACGATATGATCCGTCAGTATCTTGATATAATAGAATAAACGATAAAAATCTAACATTCTTTATGTAATCTTCATCATTTTCTCGAATAGTGTCAATACTGGTTGTTGTTAAATTGGTATCGTTTGGTAAATATACTTTAAAATATTTGTTTATTGCATCATGTCCCCAATAATTATTATTGTACAATGACAAATGTAACTTAGCACCATATGGTATATTTGTCGAATATGTTATATCGTCGCCTGTTCCTACTTCCGTGACGACAGTTGGGCGAAATGTTATGTACATTTCTTTTTTAGGAACAATAATATTAATGTTATGGCTTGCAATATAATAGATCGTATTTGTATCCATACCATCTGTGTAATATCTTTCCGTTGTGTATATATTGTAACTTCCTACATAATTAATGGGTATTTTTGTATTAAAATGTGTTAATTTTGATTCGAAAGAGATAACATCATCCATAGTATGCAGTGATATTAGTGGAAAATTGTTCATGTATGTGCCACTTTTACCGCCTGTTAATACAACATACAATAATGATCCAATATCCGATAATGTTAAGTTGCTTGTATATGCATCTTCATTGATGTCGATAAATGATAATGTACACTCACTTTGTAAATTTAATGTATCGTATACGTTAATCATTGATATATTAGATGCGATCTCACCAGTGATATTTGTATAATTACCTGATAAAAACATTTCTTTGAGTTTCTTTTGACCGTGTATTTTTCTAAACGGAATAGTTGCGTGTGTTATAGAGCGATTACCGTTTTTGATTAATAAATTATAAGTTAATAATTCGGTTTCCAACGAAAATTCAGATGAGATATACATTATTATATCGCTCGAATTATCAATAGTACTAATTTCGCTAAATCCGTTCGATGAATCGTATGTCAGCAATATTATATTTGATCCATCTTTAACAGCATATATAGAATTACTTTTTACTGTATTGCTAACTTCTGATGTATTAAATGTATTACATGATTGTGCACATGTTATACAATATATAACTCCATCTTCCATTAATAATTCAAATCGTGGCTCGTTAATATCTCGTATTAGCATATTATATATCAATTTATGTGACGTATTGATTGTTATAATGTCGAACCGACTGTATTGTGGTTCGATCCAGTCTTCTCGAGTGTTCTTCATTGGAACAACTGTCATAATGTTGTTATTGGTTTCTACATATGTTGGATATGTTCCACATGTACTAATCAATGCAATATGTGTATGATCTACTTCCTGTAGTGCGTTGAATTGATCCGTTTCATTGTAATACGAATAGTAATCCGGCAAGTCTCTGTAAATATGATATTTCATATAATTGTCTTGTAATTGCACATTATGCAACCCTTCTAAAATTTGGTTTGTAAATGTCCATTGCATCGAAGTCGTGTTATTTGTTATAATGATTCCGTTTGTATAATGCAATTGAATAGATATATTGGCAATATCGGTGATGTTAATTGGTATATCATATATGTATATTTCGCTTGATGAATAACCAATTGGTAATTTAATATTATTAATAATGTTGTTATAATTATCTTGATATTCAATCATAAATCCAATAAATTCATTTAATGTTAGTGTATGTGTATCATTTTCACCATCTTGTGATATAGTCATTACGATACTACCACTGTTTGTAAATGTTATTGCAGTTTGTTCATTTATAACGTGATTTGTTAATTTACTTATAATCTGTCCTGTTTTTATGTTCAATAATCTCCAAAATGTGCCTTCTGGTGGGGTATTATCATCTTGAGGTGGATCATCTTGAGGTGGATCATCTTGAGGCGGATCATCTTGAGGCGGATCATCTTGAGGCGGATCATCTTGAGGCGGATCATCTTGAGGCGGATCATCTTGAGGTGCTGTATCATACGTGCCTGGTGCCGGTGGTGTGTTTGGATCCATAAAATCACCTAATCCATTTAGCACAGTGAATAAAGATCTTGCGATTTTCCATTCTTCCATCGTAGTCATGTTTAATATCGTAACATAATCTGATTTAATAGATAACTTAACACCATCTACCATACTTATAGATATGTTAAATACTTCTATATTCGGTCGCTTATTCATTATCATTAATAATACTGCATGTGTCTGGTCATCATACTCGATCATCATATTCATCCCATTATTATCTAATATATCATGATAATACGTTAACTGCGGTGTATCTTCGTTTGAAATGATTGCTTCTATCCGGTCATAATTATCATTGAATAAAATTTGCGTATTAACTGATGTTGAAAACTCATTTATAAAATTTCCATTTTTATCAGCATCATCAATTAATGTTGGAGTATCCCCCGCAAAGCTGTTGAACTTGTAGTACGGTAATTCTGTTTTCATAATTAGTTATATGTAAAATGTATATTAATTTGTACAGTGTGAGTAACCACACCCCCCGCATAATAATTTGTTGTTAATAAATATAAATTATGGTTGATGAAATATATTATGTAAATATATTAATACAATCAATATGTAGTGCATGTGATATTTCAGAATATACTAATGTGAATTATATCGAAATACCGAATATTGTACGTATACATGCACAGTTAATACGAAATGATATTAACCATATTCATCATTGTAACATGCAATATAACACACCACCTGATAAATATACTATTTATAGCGATATACATAATATTATCAAAAAAATAATCAATCAAGATAATGCTATTATTAAAAACGGGTTTTGTGAGTTATGTATAATATTAACAAAAAATGATTTGAGCAATATTACTATCCGATGCAGATTATGTCAAATAATAACCAAATTAAAAAAACCTACATATGAAATAAAACAATTTTTCCAAAAGTACTATAAAACAAATATACCAAGTACGTTGGATGGATCAGTGATACATGATCCATTAGCGTACAGTGATAATTTAGCAACAATCGCATATTTATACACTCTGTTTAATAATGATAAATATATGTTACATAAACTAAATAATGACCTAACATGCATTTACAACTTGCTTTTGAACGATTGTGAATTAATGATTAATAATATATATGAGTGTGTAAATGCATGTATACATGCTAACATAATTAATAAATGCTCGATAGAATTAACAAATATAACGAATAAATATAATTTAGATGTACTATCAAGTATGTTACTTATCGGCGATCACACATATAATGATAAAATCAGTGATATACTCGCGGATTCGCTTGATATAGATTGTACATATAATAATATGAACATTTACAAGCAATATATTCGATTATTGTATTTAATAACCATTAATACACTATCAATTAAAGATTATAAAAAATACGTGAAATTAGCATATGTAAAATGTATGATAATTTATGCGCAAATCACATCAAGTGTTGATACTAATATATTAGCGATGCTGTTTGAAACTTTGTGTATGCTATTGAAAATGATAAATACTGCGAAAATATATTCATGTATATTTTATGTATTTACGCTACTATCACACAGATATTCTGATGGCTTATATTTTAGTTTGAATGACACCGTTAATATACACAATGTAATTAACATACACAATGGAATTAGTTATCTAATGCAATAATATAAAAATATGGCGAATATAACAGATAAGAAAAGCCTTGAAATAATACAGAAGTCAACCGATTTATATAAAGGGAAAAATAATACAACTCATTTAAGAAGAAACTTTTCACATTTTTTGTTGGATTTTGGAATTGTCGAACAGGTCGTTGGATTTGTTATTGCAATAACAGCAGTCGATTTAATAAAAAGCATCTCTAAAAATGTTATAAATGAATCATTGCATATAACCGACGAAGTTCAAACAAACTTAGTGTCGCTGATATTAATCATCATTTTTGCATACATATTTGTTAAGTATATTTACTATGAAATTGTCTATACTGATGATGTTGCCAAAGAAAATATATTGAAAAAAGCAATCAATGAGAAAAAAGTAGAAGCCGTTAAAGAAAAAATAGAACATGTGCCGAGACTAAAACATATATTAACAAAAGAAGCTAATCATGTTGATACAGTAAATATTGTTGCAAACGATACTAAAAAGGCCAAGTAAAATTATTTTATTTGGTACATTACGATAACCAATCCGATTCAATGGGTGGGGCCGCACTGGGATTGGGTGGCGGTGTATGATCATGTTGCCTTTTGTCGTATTGCATATGGTCGGCTACATACAAGTCACGATCGAAATCATCACTTTGTGTTACATGGTCGGTGGATCCTTCTTCTTCTTCATCTTCATCTTCATGTCCATGTTCATATCCATTTTTATCATCTATATCGCCACTCATTTCTATATCAGAATGCATATCGTATGTAGGTAATTCAAATGATGCATCTTTGATCAACCCGTTTATGTCATCATCAACAATGCTATTGAGTATAATACTATAATTAAGATCATTGTCAACTAATAATTTTCGAACATGTTTTGTTACATTCGAAAATAAGTTATTATGTCTTATGATGCTATCGTTTTCTTCAAATTCATATTCCGTTTCAGGATTGTTCATATAAGCGGTATACTCGGTTTTATCATAAATGCCGGTCACACATGATGAAAATACAGTATGAACCTTCGCATATAATGTTAGTGCATTTGCCACTGCATATATATCGTTTACGTTTGTATGTTTCGTACCGGCATCGACCGTACCGGCATCGACCGTACCGGCATCGACCGTACCGGCATCGACCGTGCCTGAATCGCCCGTGTATACGCTGTCAAAATTATGGTCAACACAATATTCTACATTTTTTAAATGCGTATGTATACCTTCTTCGAAATCTGGCATATGTTCCCGAATTTTCCAGATTACATCGGTCGGGTAACCGTCGAGGTTAATAAACGCGCCTTTTATTATATCGTTATCCTGTTTATCACTATCTGTCAATATATTTGTTATAATTTCCAGCGTTACTTCACAAAGATGCTTGCAATATGGGCATTTACAATTATTAACATCATGTTTAATTACTTTGCTATATGCAAATGTTTTAAGCCGCCTAAGCCAATTAAATATAGGTATCATTAATGTTAATTGTCGGTCGGTACAATCAATGTATTTTTTAAGTTGCTCAACATCATGATTAGCATTCTGTATACCGTAATATATTAATTCATCATCACTATGTACACATGGACAGTCGGGGTTAAAGCAATAGTTTTGTAATTCTTTATTAATTAATTCATATGGCACGTTTTTATATGTATCACATGGAACTGCTGACTTTTTGTATGTAGAATATATCATTATATACCGTTTACATAATTCCCATATGGCATTAATATATGATAATGTATACTCAGTGCAGTATTTTTTGACCATGCTTTTGAATTTTTTTATCATAAATGAGTCCTTTCCATATTTATCGAACAATGCTTTTACTAGTTTCCCACATTCACTTGTATCATTATCATTATATACTTTGTATACACATACCACTAAATACGAAAATCCATTTATATTAGATATTTTCCATTTACTGAAATGTGAAAATCGCGGTATTGTATCAATTGCAAATAATTTATTGTCAAATCGCATTAATTCATCGCAACCAATGAGTCCCATTGAATGCATAATAGTGTATATGGTCATTCCAAAAACACTTACCGGAAAATCACACGCATATACCGCATCAATCGCCGCTTGTGTAGTTGTGCATGTTTTATATTTTGGTGATATAAATGCATTTGATTGCCGCTCATTCTGCATTACTAACCTCCTGTAATTATCAAATGCCATTGATAATGTTGACAACATTCGGTTAGCATCCATATCGGTGTGTATTTGATGTTCTTCGTTAAATCGTATGAAATTCTGCATACACTTGTTAATATCGATTGAGTATATTGTTAATATTTCTAATATAGTGAAGTTGGTAAAAATATTTGATTGGTTGTCGTATATTAAGCCATGTTCATTTATATGAAAATGTTGCATGAGATTATATTGTTCATTTCGATACTCCATATCGGTTCCGCTGGTGTCGATGTTTGTTAAATACGTTTTAATAGCAACACTATGTATACTTATCGATGATGTGTCTATATGAATTGGTGTGAACTTGGTCGATAATATTAGTTTACTAGTTTTATCACATGCATCTATACAATATTTATGGCTAACGAACCCAAATCGTATCATATCAGATATTTTACAAAATGCATAATTAACAAAAGTATCGTTAGTGACGTCATTGCGGTTTGTTATGGGTAACAAACTTTGAAAATCGTTGTAATATAATACAGGTATACCATTACGTTGTCTATCTATAATATTTATTTGGTCTGGTATTTCATTGGAATCATACGTATGATTATTTATGCAATTGATATGTATATGCGGTGATATTGTATTCAAGTTCATTGGCGCAGTCGTTCCAAATATTTGTTCGTCACATGTTAAGTGTTTTAATTTATGCAGGTGCGTAGCCAATCTAATATCTTCCGTACCATTATACATGTATGAGTTAGTAACATTTTCGTTGTAAACAACAATTACTACTTTTTTGCCATCAATAATACCATTGTATTCATATTTCCATCGCGACGTTATTATAATGGTAGTATCATCTTTAACATAAGTCATATTCACATATTTCGTTTCGTACTCATTATTATTGCGCGTTGTAACAATGATTCTGGCTGTGTTTGGAGTGTCAGTATATAATTTATGATTTATAATGACAGGGATGTTAACATTTTTGTAATTAATATATACAATCTGGTTAGTTGTTGCGCGGGTATGGTGTTGTTTTATTTTGACCACATTGACTTTTTGTGATGTCGGTACTGAGGATTTCATTAAATTTTCACATAAGTGCATTGTTTGTAGCACATCTCGGCAATTTAATTTAATAGCATGTTCAGCGTGTTTGATAACGTCTAATACAGACTCATTGATTATGTCTGATGGTTTCTCGTAAACTGGTTCCTCGTAAACTGGTTGCGCAACGTGTGATTGTTGTTCATTGGCGACGCGTGCATATACTGGTGTATCATGTGTATCATGTTGTTCATATACGGTGTAGTCTGATGATGCACCTTTGTCGGATCGTGTCGCATGTGGTGATACGTCGGATGGTGCGTCGGATGGTGCGTCGGATGGTCCCCCGACTGGCGGTTTACGTTTGTATATAGCGATACACTCTTTAGCACCCTCCTGAGCACCTATGCTATAATCGACTTCTCCCAAGTATGTGTTTTTGTTTTCCATAAAATCAATCGCGATGCGTTGGAATAACGTTTTGTCAACATACCTATTTATCAGAATGTACACAACAATATTATGTATATATTTAATCATAGTGTCACTATCGGAATATAGCATGGACTCATCAACGCCATCATTGATTAATTTAAGTAGGTTGGACAATATTGTACTATCTTCAATATCACGTAAGTTATTAACTATTTCATAAAACATATTAAATGCATTTTTTTGTGTAATACCTTGTTTTTGTTTATAATTAAACCACCATGTATTATTAATAATAAATGTACGTAATTTGTCACGCGACGATTGACGTAATGGTGTATGTTTAATTAGTTCTATTACGCCGGACATGTATTTGTCGGGTGGGGTATCGACTGGTCGTGTGTCGTATTCTTGCGCAACGTATGCTTGTTGTTCTGCAAGGACTGCTTTATCTTTGCGTAGTTTGTCGGTTTGTATAAGTTGTTGTGCTTCACCTATGTCGCTATTTGCCGTGTCATGATTTTTGCGTGTCAACTCAATTTCGGAAATCAATAATTTGCGTGCCTCGTTATCGTTGGCATGGTCTAGTTGTGTCAATTGATTTTTGAGTGTTTTTTCAAAGTAATATCCAATGCAATATTTAGAACATAAATATACGGATTGTTGTGCGCATTGTTTAGAGTATACTTGTCGGTTTTCTATTAAATCGAGCGCGATTTTATTACGTGTTTCTTGGATGTACTTCTCATTGGTCAGTATGTATAGAATGACATCATGTATATAGTTTATCAGATTATTCCTGGCATCGTACTTGTATAGTATATGGTGGGCATTTCGTGTGTTGGTTAATTTGAGTAAGTCTGAATACTGTCTGGAATGTTCAATATCGCCTGTATACTCAATTATTCCCACAAACATGCTTAAGGCGTCATCTGGCGTAGTATCGAATCCTTTAGTTAAAAACCACCATTGATTAAATCGGATAAAATCATGTAAATCATATTCGTACAGGTCATCACTTATTTCAAATACTATTCGCATGTATTCACTATCGATTATTCCACGCCCATCATCTTGCGATTTGTAGATGCCGGCGTCAACCGGCGTACGTTGGTCTGGTTGCAGTGTGTCATGTATGTAATCGAGCTGGCTGATATCGGAAGGTGTACGTGCTCGACCAATCTCATTGCCGTAACGCTCTAAATAATCATTGATAAACTCGCGAGCAGTGTCTTCCGGTGGAATATTGTCTGTAAATTTTTGTTTACATATACTGATGTTTTCTTTTAAATATAAAACAATTATTTTCGGATTATATCGTACTTGTATGTCATTATACCTACCATACAGTATGTATAATTCAACATCATTTTTATATGCACCCCATTCGGGCGATCTGTCCTCGTTGCCATATTTGTTATATTGCAACGAACTCTCATGTTCTGGTGGTAACGCACCACCATATTGATCATCATCCGATTTACTAGTATCAGACAGCGATATATTTTCAAAAAATTTACTATGATTCATTTATTATATTATAATAATACATTAAATGATACATTATTATCACAACTGACTGGCTACTTTTATTATTAATTTATCTTTGTCATTATCAATGTCATTATAAATTTGATTAGATATATCATACATGTGTTTATATACATTATCGATATGCCATAATAAATCACTGCTGATTTTATGTGTAACATATGCTTTAGTGACAACATATGAACATACCACTAAAAACAATTCGCTAGATATACTCGAATACGGAAAATGCGTATACATTAATTTATGTACTTGTGTATCAAATTTACCAGATTTACTAAAGTCATGAATCTTCGCAGTTATTTTAGATTTTGGTACATTAGTACCACATATTGTTGACGATGTATAATGTGTGTTTGTATATACAATATTATTGATGAGTGGTATACCATCACTATAAACTAAATTACCATGATAAATACCAACGATATTATTAAGGTGATATACTCCAGCAAGTATTTGCAGTAACACATCATATTTATTAATCACATCAATAATATTGCTCTCAATGTTCTCAAATAAATAATACTTTGTATGATTAATTTGCTTTATTAGCATGCACTTTAGAATGTTAATATGGTAATTATTTTTAATTTTATTGTAATTAAAACTTTCTTTATCAGACACATAAACGTTTTTATTAGGTATTATCAATGAAGACGATTTTTTGTATACGTATTTATTATCACCAATTGATATTTTATACATTTGATTATTATCAATACATATTTGCCCACGTACGTTCAGTTTATTTAAACTGATATTATCCAAATTACGATCCGATGTATATATAACATTACTATGTACTGTACGTAAAATTCTTTTTATATATCGATAAATGAAGTTAAATGACTCATTTGCATGTGACTGTTTAATGTGTATATATAAAGGTGTTTCGCTATATAATTGTTTAGTATACATATTACCATCATCATTGACTAGCTCATTATCTGTAACCATGTAATAAATATTATTACTCGTATTACATACTTTAATTTTATCATCATCTATGCACATCATTTGCGCCATTAAATATGGATTTATTGTATTAATATCATCTTTAAACATATCAACAGTTTTTTTACAGTATTTGATACATAATATATATGGTGTACATGTGTTATATATTTTAGGATATTTATTGAACATAAGTGTGTATAATTGACTCGTATTGTTTGATAATTGTTTAGTTAATATCACCGATTTATCGTAAATTATTTCATTAATCGGTGTTAATATATCACCATATATAACATTTGCCGTATTATATGCAAGCGTATTTCCGATATATGTATCCGGTACAAACAATAAAAAGTAATTTGAAATATTATTAATATTACAAATGTCATGTATAATATGATTTTCAGTCGAATCAATATATGTTATTTTGTTGATAGCCCACTCGGATAAATTCGATTTGTTTATCTTATCACTATGTTTTTTTATGATAAATATATTACCAACACATGTACAAAAGTGTTCGATCGTCAATAAAGATAAATATATATAATCTCCGTGCAAATATACTATGTCCAGATTATTTGACATTTATAGGACTATTCAGTAAATATCCGCTATATTATAATGTAACATAATACATAATCAGCATACATATTCGTTGTTAATTAATAACAAATATGTATGATAAATGCCATATATTTATAAAATCGGTAATGAACAAATATAATATACTATCCCCTAACGTATATATATATATATATATTTGTTTGTTTATATTATACTATTAATATAATATAAACAAACAAATTATTTACTGGTCAGTCCCTATATATTTGCCGAGTATATTCTTTTTCATATCAATCATTAATAAAAACGCATCTTTAAATTTATATGAAAATGTTTTATTTGCCATATTCATCGACGTCATCATTGTTGATGAGTGTGTCAACATAACATTAATATACGCGTTTTTATCGAGCGCATTGAAATCGCATATTGTGTCAACGAATAACATAATGCATTGTATCAACTGTAGTTCAATTTGCATATTCTTCAAACCTTTCATTTGTTCATATATGTATTCATGGTCATTAATACATATGTCAATTATTATGCTAGATGCTTTTACAAATTCATTTGCGATGTATGCACATATTTTTTGTTTAGTATTTAGTGTGGCATTTTTTATTTCACTAATATCAATAAATTCAATAATACTACATATTAATATTCGAGTTGATGCAATAACACTGTCTATTTCTGAATTATGAATAACGTTATGATGAACCAGCGCATCTATTAATGTCGTAACATTTATATATATTTCTTTGTATTTATTTGTGTATACTGTATTTAATATTTTCGATGAATCAGTTACGCTGATAAAATGTTCGTTAATTGCTTTTACTCCATTGCATGGAAAATATAATAACAATAATAATATTTCATCAAACCCAATCTGAATGAATTTCAATTCATCAAACTTATCATTAAAGAATTCTGTACATTGTTGTACAATTTTAAAATACCATTTTTTATTAAGCTTTAACTTAGTTCCTAGCAATCCTGCTAATATATCATATGTTGTAATATGATTTTTAAAAAAATCATTGTGCAGTATTTTTTTGTAATATATAAGCCATTTTGAGTATCCAAACCCCCATATACTATGCATATCATTTATGCTATTATCGTTAAACGATGATAACGATAACATTTTATTGTCAAGTAATATTAAATTGTCACTTTCCTCGAATATTTTATATTGCGTACAATGATGTTTTAATACCATACTATCGGCATCTTTAGTAACTACAATATTAACAGTATTATCAATAAATGGCATAAACCGCGCTATGCGTAGCCGATGTATATACTTACACGGAGGACATTTATATAGATATATTTCAACGTTGCTATTGCTGATTATATAATTCATTATATCGTATATATATTGCGAATGCTCCCCCGCATTAATATCATGCATAGTAAATACGCTACAATCAAAGTACAATCTTATTACCCATCTCGGGATATATGTTGACAAATGCAACACTGACATTTTTAGGGATAATAAATAATCCAATATAGAAACAATCGACACATTCTTTACAAAATACAATGTATAAGAGAAACAGTTACAACAGTTATTATTTTGACTAATATCGAAAAAATCGTTAATATTATTCTCACTTATCATTGGTAAATCTAATAATTGTTTTTTAACTGTTTTTGTATTGTTCGTAAATGTATATAAATGCGCCCGTTTATTGCTTATTAATTTGCATTTATCCGATGATGTAATATTGGCTATGTTGTTTATTTCTTGTACATTATATGATTTAAATTTATTACATATTTTTGGGTTGATTTCCATTAATTTTGTACATATTTCGTATGACATTATTTACACTGGCTAATAATATTGTTATACATAATAATAAACTCTGGTGACAATATATGCTCGATACACAGCTCATTATAATTAATAAATTTTACTGTTTTTTTTTTATTTTTCAGAACAAATGTAATTATTACATCATCCATCACAAATAATTCATCTAGTGTTAATATAATAAGATTTATTATCATGTCCATTTTTGTAATAAAATATTTTTCGTGTTTTGTTTGTGGTATCAAATGATCATTGCTGTTATCGTTAATGTATTTATAAACAATATCTATAAATGTATGTATATATTTATCTATATCGCTAATATGCATATTCCTGCTAAATTTGCGAAGGTGTCTAATAACTTGCGCAAACATAACATGACCACTCCCCACCATCATCCGTAGAGGGAGATCATATAAACTAATAGATACATTGTTGTTACGTGTGCACATATATATGTTCTTTAATTTACGATCGCACTTTTTTTTATCGCAGTATATATAATTCACTCGCTCAATGCTAAAATAATCCATAAACAATTCCATTAATACAACATGAGTATAATCTTTGTACATATGCTCGTTTGTGGAAATCGTATTACAAAGTGATTTAAAAAATGTGGTACATTGTTCGTAATGTTCTTTAGTAATCTTTAATTTCGAAGACATATTTAAATTATGTAAAAATACCATATTATGATGCTTTGTAAATATACTATTACGAACTATGTAATGATAATAATACATTCCAGTAACGTTTTTTCCATTAACTTTATAAACGTCGCTTTGGATAGCATTATCTAAATTTACTGAAAGTACTTTGTTTGATGGTATTGAAATAGCATACCTATTTGTATTAATAAAATTATTACAATAGTTGCTAAATAATTGTGTTAAAATACATTCTGTATCAATGAATGTAGTTGTTAATATACGTGTGTCATATAGAGCATGAAATGCAATATCTATTTTTAAATTATTGATCGGTTCATATAATAATATTTCAACATTGATGCAATCTAACAATTCGTTAAATAAATCCGATATCGTGTCATTCGTAATGCGACCATCACCAGCTATGCTATCATCGAGTATAGTATTATTAATGTATATACGGAAAACGTGAGTATGTAAATATTTATTAGCTTGATATACTGTAAATAATGTACTATTTACTAAATGATGTATATATGTCTCATTACACGCACTATCAATATACATTGTATATGATATGCAATTTGCGCATGTATCATTATAATTAATGTGGTATTTGTCATTATTTAGTATATTTATAGTACATGGATCACTTTTGATATTATAATATTTATGTTTAGTTGAATTAATAATATTAACATAATCATCGTATTTATTTATTGTTTGTTGCTGTAATATATTTTTAATAACACATGCCATTATATCATTATTTATGAAATAAAATTGATAATTGTACATTATGTACTATAATGTACAATATAATATTTACATGTACAAAGATATTATAAATGCCACCTAAATCTAATAAAAGCAGTAAAAGCAGTAAACCAAGTAAAAGCGCAAATGAAAAACTATTGAAAAATAAATGCGAAGATAAAGCAGTTGTTGAATTCAAATCAGCATGTGCGAAGGCATTGCGCGCTGGTCTTAGCGAAGGCGGAATTGCAATGAAATCACTTCAAAAAAAAGGTAAATAATAATTGAACATTTAATACTAAATTAGTATTAAATGTTCGATCGAATTACATATCTACACACATTTCATCAGCAAATATATTTTCATCAACTGCGCGCTTATCGACATTGTTATGTGAACATTCAACATCTTCAAATATATTTTCATTAATTTCGAGCGTATTGTTATGTGAACATTCGACATCATTGAAAAAACGCCGTTTGCGTATATATGCTTTTTTATTATCGATAAATATCGTATGTACAGTCGATGCACGTGTAGCGATTTTTGGAGATTCGAATTTAACAAATCCGTAGCATTTCGAATACCCATAATCATCAACAATTACTTTCGCGCTTATAACTCTGCCGAATGTATGCATTTTATTAAATAATAAATAAGCATCAACGTATGATGATAACGAACCTATGAAAACATCTTGTGCTGATCTGAATACGGATTTGCTTCCATACATCGTTGAAAACGATGCAATATAATTTACGCACTCAACATCAATTATATGTGAGTAATATCGTATTGATACATTTCGTAAAAATGAATATGTTAGTTCTTCGTCAACAAATCGAAACACACATGCTTTAGTATTTGTAAATAATTCACGTAAATGTAGAGATGTAACTTTTCCGTAATATTGTTCTAAAAAAATCGTAAATTCGCGCAAATTAATGTGAATTGGTATGTTCGATAATCTAATCGAGTATATATATGGTAAGTCTGCCATATTAAATTATATTGCAAATAATGTAATTGATTAAATTATTAACATTTGTTTAATTAAGTTGAGTATTCAATTTTTCCGATAAGTCTAATTGATAATAAGTAATCTAAATGGCTTTGTAGATTACTAGTAATGTGCTCAAATAACGCAATTGTAACACGATAGTCATTTACATATGTCGACATTTCGTCGAAAAATGATCTATTTTCAAATCCTTCTTTAATTTCATTATACGTAGATGGACACGTGCTAATAAAAATAAGTATTTGCGAAAAACAATCATCGGCACCACATGCGCCCGGCATATTCAGTTTCATCCGGTTTAGTGCATCGTTGATATCCATACACAGCATATATTTGGACTCCATTGAATTTATTGACATCGTGTATAAATTAATATTATTGAATATTATAATTATTCTGTATGATATTCAATTTTTTTGATGACATACGTTATAAAAATAAATTTGTTATGTTTCTTAATTTTTTTTTTATACGTTAATATATTTCGCAAGAATTTTTCACATAATTTATAACTGTCTACTAACGTATTAACACATTTTATTGTTCTCCTAAATATCTTTACAGTATGATTATGTATATCCTTACAATAGTATTTATTATGAGACGGTACGATATTTAATATGTTTGATATTTTTATATATGTAACGCGATTTGTTTCTTGCCATGTTCCCGGAAACATTTTATTACGTCGTATTACATTGTAATTATTAAAATAATCATGCTCGTGTATGTTCTTATTAAGTAGTAATATATAACATCGATAGCCTTTCACATTAACAAATAATTTTAACCTAATGTGATCTGGAATATATATCAACCCGCAACTTTCTTCCATTGCTTCGCGTTTAGCTGTTTTTTCTAAATCATTATTATCTTCGTTTTCTATACCACCGCCCAAATCTTCATAGGTATGTCTAAATGAGCTATGAAAAAGAATTACATACGGTAATTTTACTAACAGTACACCAGCACCTGTAAATTGACGGGGCATTTATTTATATAACTGTTTGTTATTTTTTGGTAGTGTTCCCTGGAGGTTCATCATACTCGCAATACTCTTCCGAATCAACATTTGTTTTTTTGTATGCATTTGTGTTAGTATCGCTCATACACGCGTGATTAAACGTATCATTATAACAAATATTATATAGCAATGCATAACATTTCATGCTCTTAAATGTCGATGCAGTTTCGACATATATAACTAAGTTACTGACTTCTGTATTATTTATAACGTGCATCAGACATTCATCGTAATCGTTCTTAATTAAAATGGATATCATCCATTCTTCAAATCTACTATTGTTTAACAATATGTTTAAACTATTTATATTATTACTACGTAATATGTTTAACTTCGCTAAATCTGTTAGGTTACATCCATTATTCAAACAATATCGTATGCAATCATAATGATTATGTAGCGTCGCGTTTTCGATTGCTTTATTAGTTAATATACGTCCACTATTTACATAATATCGTAAGCAATTCATATGCCCATTCAGCGCAGCATATTCACATACACTATTTGACAATATACATCCATTATTATGAAAATATACAATACAGTCTAAATGTCCATTCATAGCAAATATTTCACAGATATTTTTTACAAGCATTCTATGCTCGACCATCGACTGTATATACTTAATACATTCTAAATCACCGCTAGAAAGTGCACTTAATATAACTTCGTTCGTTATTATTTTTTGAAATTTGTTTTTCTTTGTTGAATTGTCTGTGATATCTAATATATATTGTATTCCTTGCTTGAAACCATGCATAGCGGATTTATTCATATAATATTGGTTATTATGCTTGCTCAAACAGAATTTGATAAATTCTGATTTATTATGTGTAACAGATGTTATAAACATAATATCGTATGGTATCATATGTGTATCAATTGAAATTATTTTTTTGAGTATTTTTAATGTACCATATAAAATAATGTTGATATATGTTGTATTCGTGATTTTATAATTGGTGTATTGACATAAATATGTCATCATCGTTCGTGATGCGTATGCGGATGGATGCAGTTTTACATTTTTTATGTTCTGCTTGCCAAGTGCGGTTCGTAATAAATATTCATTCAACGGGCTTAAATAATTGCAAATTGTATTTGTTATAGCTGCGTCGAAATACATATTTTTATATAATTATATTATAGTTGATATAATATGTAATTGCGTATGTTAGCTAATATAGTTATATAACTTAAAAAAATTGATATTACGCAATGTATATTATATCGATGTAATTGATTAATTCATTTTAACGAATTCAATTTCAACTAAGAATTGCTCGCCGAAAGTCATGTCATTTACACGTGCTCAACGAGATTACATGATCTTGGCAGATAAACGAGCCACGTCGGACGTTGCTAATGCGTTATTTCGCGAGTGTTTATGTGAACTTTTAGAAATAACTGAACAAATGCGTGTGTATGTTGCGTTTGGAACCGCTTATGGTGGCGACAATCCACGACTATCAAACGCACTATTTCAGTCAATTCCAGCGACAGTTTCTAATTCCGAACTGCCGGTGACAGTTTTGTTAATTGACGGAGGCTTCGAGCAAACTCCTTTTGATAAGTTCGGGTTAAATATAGTACATAATGAGGAAATAATACCCGGGGTGATAAAATATGTTTGTGATTTAGCAGATACACCACATATAACTGTTTTCGTTATTCAAGCATCACCGTTCTACGTTGACAATGAAGGATTCGATACACTGTTATCTATACTATGCCAATTCATTGACCGTGTCGAAGAACAAGGCGGGTGTGTACTAATAGCTGATTTCGCGGTTCAAATTCGATTTAATGGCGAAGATACCGTTGCTTATTTTGAATTGACACGCGATCGAAAATTAGATTGCAACATTGTATATGGCATGCACTGTATACTCAAATTAATGTACGCCGTCCAACAACATATTAACGATAAACATATGCGCAGTAAGGTGTGTATTTTGTATGTGCGTTCGGTAAAAGTTGCCGAACAGATACGAGATAGGCTATGTATGCCAGACGAGTATGACGAGCATGGTGAGACTAAACCGCGTCGCCCCGTCCAATATCCGGTGCTAATTTTTCTCAAGGATTGTTCTAAACAAATGCTATCGCTATTTGGACATTTCACACCACAGTGTGAAAAAGTGTATTACGTTTATTTTGGATTACCTGACAAGATTAACCAAGAAACTGGACGGCAAGAGCCAGCTGGTGCCGACATATTAGGTGACGTGCGTGATATGCGATTCGATATTGTTGATGGATACGTAGTTATTGAAACACACTCTATATAAATTGTTTGATTTGTAATTATTATTACAAATCAAACTCCTAAACTTTTTTCCATATAAATATAGGTTTCGGGCTAATAAATTTCTCATTGCAGTATGATATAATACCCAAGTAATTAATATTATTAAGTTGTTTAGTATATTCGAGCATCCAATATATAAACGAATGATGTTTTTTTTCGATTGATTGATAAAGCCAATATACCATTCATACATAATAAATCAACTGATTTATTAATACATATTTTAAGAAAATCATCGAACCAATCGCGCTCGGTAGAATGCCTACTTGATTGAAAGTCATCAATCCTATATATCTCAATATCGAAGAATGGTGGTGACGTAAATACTAAATCATATTGTATCATTTTAAATTTTTGCGGATCTTTTTTAAAAAAACTAATCATATTGGCGTATCCATCTACCAAGTCGGGGTTTGGGTCAACTCCGCAATAAAAATCAATGTATTTATCACATGCCATTGCTCCAATTAATCTATCACCCCAACCAGATGAAAAATCTAATATTGTTTTTGAATTAAATAACTTAATAATCGTTACCATTAGAGCTGGGCGAAATATACTACACTCTTTACATGCGTTATACAGCGTTTCGCGTATGTTATGATCTTTAGTACGGCCGTACTCTTTTTTACACTTTGCGTAAATAATACTTTTAAACTTATTATAAAAATCATATGGAGAGTATTTACTGTTATGTACTTTGCATTTTAATCGCGCTTTTTCTTGGAACATATCAGAGAGTAAGTTCATTTCCAAATAATCGCTCTTTTTTGATAATATAAGAAAATATTTCCCTTTAAACGTTGGCTCTATTGATATGTTTTCAAGTTTATATTGTTGTTTGACTATTCGCGATTCATAATCGTAATCCATGATGTTTTTAAACATCTTTTTAATTTGATGTTTTGTATAGAAATTTCGTTTCAATGGTATATCCATTTATATGGACGGTTACGTAAATAATGCGTTTATATATTATACACATAACATATAAACCATTTATGAATATAAATATATATGATAATAGAGTATTATTTTCATATATTTTGATATAAACCAGATTTGCAAAATTGTAAATATATATGCACATAACCATTGTCGAGTAACAGGTTAATTAACCCATTAACAGTCATATATTTGTCGGCATTTGGTAGTAACTGTATAGTATCATCTAATAGCTCTAATTCAGTTTTTATATTATTGTTGATTTTTATTACTTACATAAACCATATGCTAATCCCCAATCCGGTATTTTATTGCGTCGCGTTGACGAGTTATAGAAGGTGTACCGTATATTTGATGTAACTGATCAGTAATTATATTACGATTAGTGTGTACAATTTCTGGATATAATTTTACAGGGACGTCTAATACATCATCCATATTACGCAAATTTGAATGCATGAATTTAGTAATTTTATTATCGCACACTTCCTTGTAACGATTGTTCATATCAATAGGTTGTCTTGTTGGATGACTTAATATATTTCCAACCTCATTTATACGTTCCCCAGGGTATAACATCGATTCGGCATTTAAATTATGAAATATATCTTGATCATATACATTTCGATCATTAACTGTATCAACAACATATACATAATATTTAAACTTAATATGCCTGTCACTGCCATGACCCACACAATTTGATATGACGCAAATAAAATAATGCGCATTATCGGCAGAATGGACATGCTTAACATGTGTGTATATTTTGGGGTGGTGTTCATTAGCATTTCGATCGTTTGTTACGAAATAGTTGTCATGCGGGGTATTGCAGATATTTTGATGTAATATAGTTAATAGCCGTATGTCGGTATTATGATCAAGCTCACCTGTCAGTTGTGGTTCTGTATTAATATCATCTGTTATTGTAGCAATATCGGTCGTATTCTTGCCAATTCGCCGTACACGATATATTTTAGTACCGCCAACCATATCACGTTTAGCATTTATAGGACTGTCCAGTAAATATTTGTCGTATTACAATGCAACATAATGCATATACAACAGTATATTTGAACAAGCCCTATAACTGCGAATAGATGCGGATTTTTTCT